CGAGCTGATTCGCCAGCGCAATCGGCTCAGGCGCGTCCTCCAAAAATGCGCCGCGCTGTCGCCGGAAATCTCCGACGAGAAGCACGAAGCCCTCCTCCAGACCGACCCAAAAAATCTTCACCATGAGCAAGAAAATCGTTGACCCTATGTGGACACTCTGGGACACTTTTGGACACACACCACGGCACCACACCAGCCTTACTAAGTGCCATGGACCTCGACGATAACCCCGCAAAAATCACCGCCACCCACCGGGCACGCAACCGCAGCATTTCCGCCACCACCCCCGACCTATGGATATCCCCATTCGCCTACCAAAGTTTTCTCATGGTCGATGCCGCATGCGACCGCTGGTTGAAGCGCCGCGCTGCCCAGCGCAAACGCCGCGATGAACGCGATCCTGCTCACATACCTGCTGCTCGCGCTGATGTTTGTCATAGTCGCCCTGATCATTGAGGACAACGGTCCATTCGCATGAAAAAGCAACTCATCCCCAACTCCCCCGAAGTCGAAGCATCGGTCATCGGTGCGCTCATGTCCGAGCCCAACATGATCGACGAGGTCGCCGGTCTGCGCGATGAACTGTTCTTCACGCCCGCCCATGCGCTCGTCTTCTCGACCATCCACGACATCCGTGGCAACGGCGGCGTCCCGAACATCATCGCCGTCACTCAGGTTCTTTCCGCTGCTGGCCGTTTGGACTTTGTCGGCGGCGCCGGAGTGTTGACCGAGATGCTTTCCAAGTCAGCCGGCGGACCCGCCGCAGTCGAGTACCACGTCCAAACCCTCCGCGACCTCCACGCCCGCCGCAGCATCCTCGGAGCCGCCCAGAACATGCTCGCCGCTGCCAGCGACATGTCGCAACCCGCTGACGATGTCCTCCAGCACGCCGGAGAGTCCGTCTTGTCGCTGTCCCTCGGCGCCAGCACCGACAGCATGCGTCCCGCCAGCGCCATCGTGCCCGCCATGCTTGACGAGTTGGAAAAACTCATGACGCCCGGACAAAAACTCGGCGTTGAGACCGGATTCAAAGCCTTCGATTACATGACCGGCGGTCTGCGCCCCGGTCAGCTCACCATCGTTGCCGGTCGGCCCGCCATGGGCAAATCCGCCTTCATGCTCAACATGTGCGAGAACATGGTCCGCCGCGGCGTCCCTGCGCTCTACTTCAGCCTCGAGATGCCCGCCAATGAGCTGGCCACGCGCGTTGTCCTCAGCCGCGCGGACACAAACATCGAAGTCATCCGAAACGGCTTTCTCGATCACGCATCGAAGCTCCGCATCATGGACGCCTCCACTGAGTTCTCCTCCGAGCCGCTCTATGTGGACGACCGCGGCGGTCTCACCATGCTCGACATCCGTGGCCGCGCGCGCCTCGCCGTCCGCAGGTGGGGCGTCAAAATCATCTTCGTCGATTACCTGCAACTCGTCAGCCACACCGGCGCCCAGTCCCGCGAGAACGAAGTCGGCTTTGTCTCCCGCGGACTCAAAGCCATGGCCATGGAGCTGGGCGTGCCGGTAGTCGCCGCCGCCCAAGTCAACCGCAAGGCCGAAGACCGCAGCGACAACCGCCCCAAGATGTCCGACCTTCGCGAGTCCGGCAGCATCGAGCAAGACGCCGACCTCGTCTGTCTGCTGCATCGCCCCTGCTACTACGCCGCAGACCAAGAGGCCGAGCCCGATCCGCAGGACGCCGAGTTGCACATCGCCAAGCACCGCGCCGGAGCGACCGGCAAGGTCAACTTGGTGTGGCGCCCACGCCTCACCCGCTTTCAAGACGCTGCGCTAGGCAACCGGCTGACGGACGGCGATGTCTTTGCGCCTTCACCGAAACTCTGGGAGGCGATCAATGAATAGTAGAGCAAAAGGCGCCCGAGGCGAACGCATGTGGCGTGACGAGCTGCGCGAAGCATTCGGCGACTCCGGCATCCGCCGCGGCCAGCAGTTCAGCGGCCTTGGTGATTCGCCCGATGTCGTCTGCCCCTGCCTGCCGGACATCCACTGGGAGGTCAAATTTTGTCAGGTGACCAAAGTCAAAGACTGGATCGCCCAGGCTATCCGCGACGCCAAAGACAAGCTGTTCCCAGTCGTTGCCCACAAACGCTCCAACGAAGACTGGCTCGTCACCCTGCGCGCTCAGGACTTCCTCACGATCCTTCGCCGCTCCGATTTTCTCATCCCAACACAAAACCAAAAACCAACCACATAACATCATGGCAACTAAAACCCTGACAACACCCGCGGGCATCGCCCGTTTCCCCAGCCTCAACCGCCCGGACACCAAGTTCTCCGAGGTCGGCGTTTACAAGGTCAACCTCGAGCTGTCCGCGGAGGACGCCGAGCCGTTCCTCAAGCAAGTTGAAGCTATCTTCAGCGAGTTTCTCGCGCTGAAAAAAGCCGAACTGAAAAAAGACAAGCTCAAGCTGCACGCCGCGCCTTGGGAAGACAACGACGGCTTAGTGCAGCTCAAGATGAAGGTGCCGGCCGTGTTCAAGGGCAAGGACGGCGAGCCGGTCTCGCGCCAGCCGAAGCTCTTCAACGCCTCTGGCGAGGTCATCACCGACAACATCGGCGGCGGCTCCAAGATCAAAGTCGCGGTCGTTCCTTACACTTGGTACACCGCGTCCCTCGGCGCCGGCATCACCCTGCAACCCAAGGCGGTTCAAGTCTTGGAGTTGGTCACCTGGGGAGACGGCGGCAGCGCTTCGGCTTACGGCTTCGACGTGAGCGAATCCAAGCAACCGTCCGCCAAGACCGGCACCGACGATGCGGAAATCGACTGGTAACTCATATGCCTGCCAAAACACCACGCAAGGCACCCACGCGCAAGGCTAAGGCGGTCAAACCCGCCGAGGCCGACCGCTTCAATGCGGCCGGACAAAAGATCGTCCGCCTCGAGAAGACCCGCGCTCACCAGAAGTATCCGTTGAAAGACGGCACCGACGTTCCCGGCGCCTCAACCATCGCCAAGATCGGCGAGGACAGCAGCGGCCTGATTCATTGGGCCTGGAAGCTCGGCATGGAAGGGCAAGATTACCGAAAGGTCCGCGACAAAGCGGCCGACATCGGGACAGTCGCCCACTTCATGATCGAATGCTTCTTGCACAATCATGAGCCCGACCTCTCCGAGTTCTCCACGGCGGACATTGAGAAGGCGACCATCGCCTACAACAACTTCCGCCGCTGGTGGGATGAAGAAGGCTTCACCGTCATCGAGCCCGAGGTGCAGCTAGTCAGCGAAGAATACCTCTTCGGCGGCACTATCGACGCACCCAGCCGCGACCGCGACGGCAAGATCGTCTTGTTGGATTGGAAGACGAGCAAAGCCATCGTCGGCGCCCACAAGATCCAGTTGGCTGGCTACGAACAGCTCTGGAACGAAAACCGACCGGACATGAAGGTCCAGCGCCGCGGGATTGTCCGCATCGGCAAGGAGAGCCCGGATGACTTCGAGGTCTCTTGGATCTTCAGCGCCGAGCCGTTCTGGGAAGTGTTCAAAGCGCGCCTGTTCCTGCACTACGCGAATCTGCGCCTCAAGAAAGCTGCCTAACCATGACCGCGCTCGAGTCCGCCATAAAGCTGCACGACTTCATCCGCTCAAATGCCGGCGAAACGTCCGACTGGCCGCTCCAGATCACTTCGACCGAAAGCGGCGCCTTGGGTGAGTTGGATCGGTTGCTGAAAGACTTCCGCGACCGCGCAATGCAGGAATCCGCCTAATGCCCCAGCGCAAAACCATCCGAATCATCCGCCGCAAGCTCGGCCGCGAAAAGGCTGACGGGCTGACCATGGGCGACGGTCGCATCTACGTCGATCCACGGCAGTCCGGTGCGGATGAGCTGGACACGGTTCTGCATGAGCTTCTTCACCATGTCTGCCCTGACATGAGCGAGGAAGCAGTCGCTGAGAAATCGGCCACGATGGCGCGCAGCATGTGGAAAGACAAATGGAGGCGCGTCCACGAATGACCGCCGCCGGATATTTCCTCCTCGGACTAGCCGCCGGCGTCCTGCTTGGGGCGCTGGCGGCTTATGGCGGGATGTTTGCCTGGGCAATCAAATGCGGCAAGGAGGACGAATCAGAATGAGCCTCCCACACGAACAGGCCCGAGCCATCGCCACCGCCCGCCATTTCCTGAGCGAGCTGTGCATCCCCGGCAAGATCAAGCGCATCCCCCGCGAAGTTCGCCGCGAGGCCCGCAACCGGCTCAAGCATTTCCCGCTGTCTTGGGATCTGCCCAAAATTGTAGCTGACGGCGGCGCCATGCAGCACATGCGGGACACCGAGCAGCACTACTTCAGCCAATTCTGGAAGGAGATGGAAGGTGGCCGGTAAAGGCGACACCCCGCGCAAGGTCAACGGCGAGAAGTATCGCAAGAACTACGCAGCGATCTTCGCCAAGAAAAAGAAACCCAAGAAATGACATCCGCCATCCTCATCGCCCTCGTCGGCTTCGCCTACTTCGCCGTCGCGGTGGACCAAGCGTTTATCCACCACAATTTTTGGAACGGTCTTATCTGGCTCGGCTACGCAGTCGCGCAAATCGGCCTGTGGCACGTCACTGTGCAGCCCTAATTTATGGAGAAGTATAAAATTATGACACCCGAAATCGAAGCAATTGATCAAGAAATCATGCGCCTCAAAGCACTTCGGGCCAGCATGGTCGCCAAAGCGGCCAAAAAGAAAGCAGACGCGCTCTGCGCTGAAATGGCCAAGCGCAAAGCACGAAGATGACTTTAATTGACGGCACAAGCGGGTTCTTGCCGCGGTTCATGTGGTGTGGCCGCGCGGACATACCGGAATGCCCAGCCCCACGGAGCAAGACCAGTGGGGCGCCGTCACACTTTCAATGATTGCCTTCCCGCCTAGCCCATGGCGCGCTGAGGTGCAGGGCAACGGCACCTGTCGCCTGCTCTACATCGACCCGCAGGGCGGCATGGCCAATGACATCTGGACCTTCGTCCGCGAGAAAGACGGCGGCGCGGTCCACGTCGAGACCGGACAATTCAATTTTTGCGAGAACCCCACGTTGGAAATCGTGGGTATCGAACTTTAGGGCGCCGGGCCGGCTTAACAACAGCCTGGGGAGGCTGGCGGCAGCGCAGTCGCACCGGCTCGGCGCCTTATTGACCGCTCAGGAGAGGAGCGTCGCGGAGACGACGCAGAGGTATGGAAGAAAACGCACACAAGTCACGCTTTACGCCGACCCCGCATCCGGTCATGCAGGTCGATTATGACATCCTGCAGACCCTCGGGCCGGAGGAAGGCTGGCAATACCTCAAAAAGCGCGAGGAACTCATCGCCCGCGAGGCCAGCGATCCGTTTCGCTACGGTTATGTCGCGCCAATTTGGAAACGCGCGTCCGAGTTGCTTGATAAGCACCGCGAATTGCTCGTCATGGGCGGAAATAGAAGCGGAAAAACGGAATGGGCAGCGAAAGAGGTGCTCAAGTGCATGTACAACAAGCCCGGCGCCGTTGTGTGGTGCTTTTCCTTGACCGCCGCGAACAGCATTGAGCTGCAGCAGCCGCGCGTGTGGAAGTATATGCCGCCGGAGTGGCGCAACGCGCGGAAATCTCAGGTCACGTCAATCACGTTCAGCGTCAAAAACGGATTCAGTGAATCGAAGTTCGTCGCCCCAAATGGCGCGCAATGCATCTTTCGCAATTATTCACAAGATCCTTCAACACTAGAAGGAGGAGAGGTGGACATGGTTTGGATGGACGAGGCTATGGGCGCCTTCGATGTGCTCAACACGATCCGCTTCCGCTTGGTAGACCGCAACGGCAAGCTGGCCGTCACCTTTACGCCAGTCAAAGGCTGGACGCCCATCGTGGCAGACTATTTGTCCGGCGCTAAAGACGTTGTTTCGGTCGATGCCGAGCTGCTGCCGCGCAAGAACGCCAGCGGCGAAGTTATCGGCTGCGAGCAGGTGCCGGTGGAGCAAATAAACCCGAAGGGCCGACCCATCGTCTACTTTCACACTAGGCTAAATCCTTGGGCCGGCTGGGACCGCATGCGCAGGGAGCTGCAGAGCGAGACGCGAGAAAAGATCTTGGAGCGCGCCTACGGTATTCCGACCAAGGCACACTCTGGCCGCTTCCCTCTTTTCAATCCGAAGGTCCACGTCATTCGCCATTCTGAAATACCGAATGGCACCCGCTACCACTGGGTCGATCCGGCCGGCGGCAAGAACTGGGCCATGATCTGGACCGTCTTCGACAATGCTGGGCGCATCATCGTCTACCGCGAGTGGCCCAACCAGATCGATTACATCGAGGGCGTTGGCTACGCCGGTGAGTGGGCGCTTCCCGACGGCAAGCTCCTCGACGGACGCGCAGGACCGGCGCAGCAAGACTTTGGCTTTGGTCTGCAGCGATACCGCGACGAAATCCTGAGCATTGAGGCCGGCGAGGAAATCTACGAGCGCTGGATGGATAGTCGCTATGGGCATAGCCGCACATTGGGCAAAGAGGCGCCGACAACCCTCATCGACGAAATGGCCGAGCTGGACATGCACTTCACCGCCACACCCGGCGACAGCATTGATGAAGGTGTGGGCATGATCAATGATGCGCTGTCATACAACCCTGAGAGACCAGTGGACGCCCGCAATCAGCCAAGGTTGTTCATTTCCGAGAATTGCAAAAACGTCATCTATGCATTGCAGACCTATACTGCTGCGGACGGCGTTCGCAGCAAAGGAGTCAAGGACTGGATCGATTTACTGAGGTACGTTTGCCTCTCCGACGCCAGCTACCTTGACGAGCAATCCCTCAAGTCCCGCGGAGGCGGCAGCTACTGATGACCAAGCTATCGCCACCACCGCCGACCAAGGATCGCTTTGCTTGGAATCGCAACGACGAACCCAAGTGCGGCATCTGCCGGAAGTTCATCACCACCGACGATGTCCACGGCCGCGACATTCACCTCGGTCACATCTGCAAAGACTGCGGGCCTCATTTGTGCCGCGCCATCGAGGTGATGACCTTCGTCCAATTTCACTCTCCCCACTGAATCTGTAAGAAAAACACCCCAAGATTTCTTTCAACCAACCAACGCAAAAACCATGATCTGTCTAAAACGTAAACATGTCGTCATCGACATGTATAAAAAGCCGGAAGATTTCGACACGTCCGGCGCTCTCGCCTTCGCCCGCGAGCAAGCCCCGGCGTCCTACCTCGCCGTCATGCTCGCCCTGCAGGACCGCATCGCCGACGCCTCCCTGCTCGTCAGCAACATGGCAACGAGCAAAGAGCACGGCCTAGTCGCCCACGCCGCCGGCCAACTCAATGCGCTGCAGGAACTCTGGGACGACCTTGAGCAGCGCCGCGCTGAGGCATCCAAGTTGTCGTAAAGCGTCATCAATGATGCGCAACGGTGGGCGCTTTGCAGAGCGCGCCTCACCGAAGCGACATTACGGGCTCTAACGTCACACGAACTGCACACAAACTGTCAGAAAGTGACAGTTGATGTCTTGTTTAGCGATACTATCGCGCCAACAGCATAGGAATTAAGCCATCCGCGCAAAGGCTGGGGACAATCCGTCACCCCCCTTAAAATAATGCTGTACAAACGTACAGCCGTCTGCCATACTCTCTGCCATCGAATACGGAGTGCTCCGCTGAGTCGGAGCTGTGGTTTGTTTTATTCGGTCGGTCTTGGTGACGCTCACCCTGGTAACCGCTTGGAGGGAATTCCATGGAGGAAGGTAAGGTTGCCGATCAGTCGGCAGGAGAAGTTGACGTTTTAGCTACTGCACTAGGTGACTTGGGTCTTGAACCCGAGCCGGCGAAGGCAGTCAAAAGCGAGGCGTCAGAAAGCGATAGCGATCTTTCACAAGACGAAGAAGACAAGCCGGAATCTGAAGATCCGGCTGAAGATGTTTTCGAAGTCGACGACGCCAAGTCCGACGCCGAGGAAGAACAGGACGAAGACGAGGAGAGCGAAGATGACGTGCCGCGGGAGAAGATCCAGCGCCGCATCGACAAGCTCACCGCCGCACGCAAGTCCGCCGAGGAGAAAGCCACAGCCCTAGCCGCCGAAGCGGAAGAGGCCAAGGCCAAGGTCGCCGAATACGAGGCGCAGCTCAACGAAGCCGCCCGCCCGGTGCTCTCCCCCACGGCCGACAACCCGCTCGCCGATGTGGACACGCAGGACGCCCTTGATGCCAAAATCAAGTCCGCCCAAGAGGTCCGCCGCTGGGCGCTGCGCAATACGGACGGTGCTGAGGTCAAGAAGCCTGACGGATCGACCGTCTGGGTCGATAGCGATCAGGTTAAGGACTACTTATTGAAGGCTGACGATGTCATCAGCATCCATGGTCCCGCCCGCCAGCAATGGCTCGCCCAACGAGCGCCCGCCGTTGAAGCCGCCAAGAACCTGTTCCCCGACATCTTCCGCAAGGGCACACCCATGCACCAGGCGTTCACCGCCACGGTTAAGCAGGCACCGGAGTTGCTGAAGCTCCCGCAAGCCGAGTATTGGGTCGGTCTTGCTCTCCTCGGAGAGCAGACACTCATGGCCAAACAAGGCGCCGCCGAGGCCAAAGCCAAAGCCGCCAAGAAAGTCTCTTCGTCGAAGGAAATAGCGAAAACGCC